TATATCTATATTTTGAATCCTGATAGAGGTAGGGAATTAGTAAAATTATATGATTATCAAAAACGAATGCTTAAAAAAATTGTAGATAATAGATTTTCAATTTTTAATACATCTCGTCAGATTGGTAAAAGTATGCTAATATCAATATATGCTGTATGGTATTTATGTTTCCATGAAGATAAGAGTATATTATTAGCAGCTGATAAAGAAGCAACAGCTATTGAAATTTTTGGTAAAGTAAAACTTGCATATGAAAGTTTACCAAATTGGTTGAAACCAGGTGCAATTGAATTCAGTAAAACTAAGATGAATTTTGATAATGGTTGTAGAATGCAAGTTACAACTACAACTGAAAATACCGGTCGTGGTTTTAGTATTAATGTATTGTTGTTGGATGAGTTTGCGTTCGTGGCTTGTTGTGATAAGTCTGAAACTATTACATTAAAACATCAAAGAACAAACAAAGTTAAATCACTTACATTTGAAGAAGCTTATAAAGAAATACCTGCTGGTATAAATAATAATCCTTATTTGATATTAACACCTAATGGATATAAGCGGTTTAATGGCATACTTCGAAACGATAAAACACAGATAGTTGAACTTGTATTTGATGATAATATTAAATTTAAATGCTCATTAAATCATAAATTAAAAACACCGAATGGTTTTATTGAAGCAAAAAATTGTATCAACACATTTGTGTACTATAACAATAAAAAATTATTATGTAATAATATACAGAATATAGGTGAAGATTATGTATATGATGTGTTTGAAGTTGATGGTCATGAATATAATTCATCTGGATTTTATAGTCACAACTGTGAAGTTGCAGAAGCATTCTTCACAGCAATATTACCAACAATTTCAGCATCAAAAACATCCAAGGTAATTATAACTTCAACACCAAACGGTGTTGGTAATTTGTTTTACCGGTTATTTACACAAGCTCAAGAAGGTAAGAATTCATATGTATGGGACACAGTATTGTGGTCTGATGTTCCAGGAAGAGATGAGAAATTTAAAGAAGATCAAATTTCTCAAATGGGATATAAAAAATTTGCTCAAGAATATGAAGCTCAATTTATATCTGATGCAAATAGTTTCTTACCAGAAGAAATTTATCAACAATTTCGTATGAATTCTAAACCAGCACTGCTAGTATTTGAACAGGGTAAATACCAAGTATGGAAAGAATATAATAAAGATCATATTTATTGTATTGGTGTTGATACGGCTGAAGGTGTTGGTAGGGATAAATCTGTTATAGTTGTATTTGATATAACAAATTTAGAAGCAATTGAACAAGTTGCAACGTATTGTTCAGATGAAATATCTCCATATAATTTTACATCAAAATGTTATGAAATAGCTTGTCAATGGGGTGCTCCAAATATGGTGGTTGAAAGAAACAATCAAGGAGCTCAAGTTGTTGATGGATTGTACAATAAGTATCACTATCCAAATATTATATCATATGGACATGGTATAACAAATAGAAGAAGTAATTTTGTTGGTGTATTAAGTCATACAAACGTTAAACTACAAGCCATTACAAATTTCAGATATTGGCTAGTTGAAAGACAATGTCTAAAATTAAATGATATTAAATCAATTGAACAGTTTAAAGAATTCGTTCAACATCCAAACGGCACATGGGCTGCTATAAAAGGTGATAATCACCATGATGACTATATAATGGCAATGGTTTGGGCTTTATTCGTATTACATGAAGGGATTGTTGAGAAATTATACAATATTATAGATGTAGATACAAACAAACGACCTTTGATTATATCAACAACTCAAACTAGTCAAACTCCTCATTTCGAACTTGGATATAATGGTGATAATATGCCTATGTTTTTCGGTGGATATACACCAAATAATATAGAAGGTATGAGTGAATTGGTTGATTTAGGGTATAAGCCATATTCACCGGGCAGATACTAAACATCTACCTCAGCTTTATGTGCTGCTTCTCTTACAGCAGAATTGCTATCCATCATTGTAAGTGGTATATTATCGAAGTTGTGGTTGTGTGGTGTACATACAATACTGTTTTCAATTGATTCATCACATTCGTCAATTGTTATTATACCACTCCCAGCAAGAGTTGAATGATTAACAACACTGAACCCATTTAACTGAGCTTTGAACGTGCCAAGCTTCACCCCTTTAACGGGTCTTGCATACACAACACTTGGGTATGTAACTTGTATTTCTCTTGGAGCTGTAACGTGGTGTAAGAATACTTCTTGCTCCATATATGTTTTACCACCAATAATTATGTTATTAGCAACACCCAAACTACTATCAACCATTATTTGTTTTTGATGTTTTTGTCTAAGTGAAATTATATCAGCACTAATGTTTAATCGTTTATCACAAACAATGTTGATTTCATTTCTAGAACCAATATTTATTTGTTCGCCAGAAATATTTGTGATTGTTCCTCCGATATTAGCACCACCAAAAGATTTTAAATTCATACCACCAGCACCAACCAATAAATTATAACTATTATTAGCAGTTACTGTATATGAACCACCTGGAAAGTTATCAACATGTACATATTCAATTAGTGGAGATGGTGATTTATTAACAAATGAAGTATCATTAGAAATCTTCATTTCAGAAGCATAATATTTGCCTTTATTATCAATTCGAACAGAACCAAAATCATTAAACAATAATCCAACAGTTTCAACCTTATCTTTAGTTATTGTTTTAATTTCAGAACCACCAATACCCATCTGCTCTTCACATTTAAATAGTTTTTCAATACGTGCAGCATTAAGTAATCCCATTATGTTTTTTGAAGCATCGATAGTAGCTTCACCGTTCATTGATGATGGTGAAGTTTTTGATAATCCAGCATCTTCAGAAGGAGTTTTGGTAAGAATCACATTCGTTGGAGCATAAACACTATAATTTTTACCATCTTCATTATTTTCATTTTTGTATGATGTATCATTATTATCAAACCATGCTTTGGTTTGACCACCAATCTCACGAGTGTTTGTAAAAGCACTAACAGTATATGAACATACATCATTCGGAGCTGGAATTAATCCTAATGATTGCTGCGTACTGTTAAATCGTAATAATTCTCTATCACCACGATACACTACATATTGATCACCTGTACGTTGAATATCGAATAATTGTCGTGTATCTGGAACACTTGGTGATTCCACCATTACAGATTTCCATTCTCTGAATGCATTATAATTTAAATTACCAACTTTTACGTATCGATCACCTTTGATGTTTTCATCACTATCACCATTTACAACAAGATTTTTATTACCTTTAATTGTATTATATTGGTCACCTAGAACCAGTTTTTGATCATTACCTGTTGCTAATTCTGATGTAACACTGTTATTAAACTCCTTAAACGATCCACTATAATGTGTTATTTTGACTTTTTCATTATGGTCAGTATTTATAATTTCAAGTGTGCCACCTTTTTGATTCAACACATATTTACTTCTATACTTATCAACATTATGGTTATATTTACCAACAATTTCTTTTACATTTTCCGAATTACCAGGATAATCATGCTTTGAATCATATATACTATCCCAGTCCATTTTACCATAACTAGCAAAACACACAACAGGGAAATTTACATCACCTTCTCTAAAAAACACCCACACATGAGCACCCACACTCGGTATACCAAATACACCTTTAGAACAATTTGAATAACTGGATGGTCTATATTGATTAGCAAATGGGTTTACATGATTTACATTATTATTTGTAGTATTGAATTCATCATGAACAGCGGTTGAAGTTTGTTCATATAAATTTGCTGGTTTTTCTCCGATGTTATCTTTATTTTGTGAATACTGTTTATTGTATTTTTCGTTTTTATGTGTATATTCTCTAACATTAGAATCGCTGATTGAACCATATTGATCAACTGCAGCATATCTACCTGTTGCTCCTTCATTCACTAGTGGTAATGCAACATCAGCCCATGGTAAAATTTGTTTTAGTTCTTCAACAATCATCGTAAATTGCTGAGCAACATTTGCACCAAGAAATTTAAATCTTTTATCTTCTTTAACCTGACCCAGCCAACCAGCATAAACTGTTGGTGAAATGTGTGGTACCCAAACTTTAACCTTTCCAGCATAATCTGGGTCATTATTTTGAACTATAATACCATTATAAAATCCGAGATATTTTTGATTATCCATTTAAAACTGTACCTTTAACTTTATCAACTCCTGATTGAGCTAAACTTGATGATAATTGTTTGGAAACATTTACATTTTCTGATAATGTTTTTACTTCTTTAGCAGATAAATTATTACATTTTTCAATTGCATCTTCCAGCATTGTACTTTGTAGATTGCAATTTTCTTCTAAACTTGCTTCATACATTGCTTCTTCGTCAAAATCTTCTAAAAATTCACTAAAATCTTCATCACCAGGAACAGGCGTCTCACCTGAAAATAAATCTTCTACTGAATCATATGCATCAGATAAAGCATCACTAGCTTTATCAACCAATCCAGTAGCAGTATCAATAGCACTTTGCACCATACCTTCAATAGTATCAACCACAGCTGTTGCTAATTGTTCACAAGCTTGTTCAACAGTATCAATAAATTTTGCTCCTGTTTTTTCGGCAGCACTAGTAATATTGTCTAATATTGATGTTTCTGTTGATGGTGTCGGTTTTTTGAATTTTGACATATTCTAACGTTAATATATT